AGGATCTGAATACAGAATGATTACTAATACTGGTTGGTATCACAAGATGTATCAGATCATGGTTGCTATTGCAGGTAATGCAATAAAGAAACAATATCCAATTACTGCACAAGAAATATCTAAACTGTGTAGAGAACTAGATATGGAAACTGGTAACTGGTACGAGAACCGTCCTCTTGATAAAGAGGCAGATCGTGCACTTGAATATGTTTATAGGAATAGTTAATGAATAAGAAACACGATTACAATGATGAAATGCAAGATCTAATATTTACTAGTGCAGGAGATTTTATAGGAATGCAAGAGAAAGAAGAACATAACTACTGTACAACAAAAGGTCTTGGATGGGCATTCCTTATCATTGCATTGTTTATGGTGGGTGTACCTATAATAATGCTTATGATTATGGTAGGACTGGATGAGTATGCAAGGTATTGTAATTTAAATATCATGCCATGTTTTACAAACACTATTAATTTTTTGAGAGGGATCTTAGGATAATGTCAGACCCAAGATATAAGATACAAGCAGAAGCAGAAAAAACTTTTGAACAATTTATGAATTGGACTAAGAGAGTTGTCTATATAAGTATATTCATGTTAATAGTAGTTGTAGTAGGGTGCAACAGTGGTGTAGAGACAGGGCCGAATGCAACAGGTTCTAAGTATAATGGTGAACAATACGACCCTAGCAATCTTAATGTAAAGGATAAGAAATGAAAGGTAGTGTAAAAACATTCCCACCCATGGCATTATGGGAAGTCTTAAAAGATGGGTGGAAGAGTATAATGACAATAGAACATTCACCTCTTCGTAAACTTCCACCTAAAGTGGGATTGATGGTATTCTCAGTCTTAGCAGTAATGTGGAGTGGGATCTTTTCTGCAATCATAAACAATCCGCATGTGTTTGGAATATCTGCAGGTGCACACCTGTTAGTAATATTTGGTATATTCATCACTGCAATTGTATTTGAGAATGCAGGTAGTTATGATGTACCACAAAATTACAACTCACGTGGTCGAGGTGGAGAACACGAGTGAAATGGTTGATATTATTCATAGTGACTACATCTGATCCCTTTGTAGTAAAAACATTAGAATTTGAAAGTGGGAATGAGTGCACTGAATATGTAAACAATCCCAATAACGCTAGTAGACTTGCAATAGAAGTTATTGATGTAGCAGGTTTTAATGCAAAAATAGAATCAATAATGTGTCTACCAGAAAATAAAGTAAAGGAATATTTAGATGTGGGTTCTAATATGGTTAGCACTTGAGGCAAACCAAAAAGTAGATTACTACCATATTGGTACGTATAATACAGATAAAGAATGTCAAGTATCATTGAAAGAAGCAGTGGTTCTAGTTACTAATAGTAATCAGTCACTTGCATGTTTATATGTTGGAGAAGAGGCTGATGGATAAAGTGAATATTGCCATTGTTGGTCATGGATATGTTGGTAAGGCAGTAGAGTATGGATTCAATACATCAAGTGTAAATCAATACATTATAGATCCGATATACAATAAAGGTATGGAGACTATCAAGGACGTAAAGATAGATGTTGCTTTTGTCTGTGTACCAACTCCTTTTGGATCTGACGGTAAGATTGACTCATCTATCGTAGAAGAAGTTGTAGGCGAACTGAAATCTAAAAACTGTGTCATTGCAATTAAGTCCACAGTAACTCCAGACATAGTAACTAAACTACACGAAGAAAATAATAAGGTTGTTTACAATCCTGAGTTTCTCACAGAACAAAATGCTCTAGAAGATTTTGTTAATCCACCTATGCATGTGTTTGGTGGAGAGAAAGAATACTGTCATTATCTCTGGATGTTATACATAGATCATAGTAGATGTAAGGATACAACAACCAGATCATATTACTTGACTCCTGCAGAAGCATCGTTTGTCAAATATGGAATAAATTCCTTTTTAGCATCTAAGGTATTATGGTTCAACCAATTTGCAGATCTCTGTGATAAATACAACGTCAAGTACAATGCTGTGACCAGTGCGATGATGACAGACAAACGTATTGGTAGCAGTCACATGACAGTGCCTGGCCCTGATGGTAGGAAGGGTTACGGTGGTGCATGTTTTCCAAAGGACACAAATGCATTCTCTAAATTTGCTAACGGCGATTTTACACTTCTCGATTTAGTTATCGAGGAGAATAATAAGTATCGTTCTGAATACATGTTGGACGATAGAGAAAAAGAACAGAATGTTGTTTACATGCGAAGTAAAATATGATATAATATATTAAAAGGAAAGATTATGTCACGTATTGCAATTACTGGTGCTGCAGGGTTTATTGGGTTTCACCTAGTAAACAAATTAATTGGTGAAGGTCATGATGTTCATGGGTTCGACTCATACAATGATTACTATGATCCCCTATTGAAAGAAGCACGTGCCAAAGAAATTATGGGTGAACATGCAGTGTTCATCGATCCAGTGGATCTAAAAAATAGAGACGCATTGTTTAGTTGGTTTGAAAAAACAAAACCAGAAATAGTAATTCACCTTGCTGCATATGCAGGTGTTCGTAATTCTCTGGTAGAACCAGATAACTATATTCAAAACAATGTTGTCGGTACTCACAATCTAATCGATGCTTGTAACATGTACAGTGTAGAGAAAGTAATCTATGCGTCTACTTCATGTGTGATGGCAGGTAATGAGTTACCATGGAAAGAAGACGAAAAGGTTGGGTATCCACTTAACCCATATGGTTATACTAAGTTGTGTAATGAATCTCAGTTTATGGCAAGTGCAATACCTTCAGCGATTGGTCTACGGTTCTTTACTGTATATGGGCCTTGGGGTAGACCAGACATGGCACTCTTTGATTTTACAAATAAAATAATTAAAGGTGAATCCATAGATTTATTTAACAATGGAGACATGATTCGTGATTTCACATATGTCGATGATATTGTAAACGGTATTAACATTATTGTAGACTTCATAGAAAGATCAATGATCGTAAAAGAAATCTACAATATTGGTAATGGTCGTCAAGTTCCATTGATGGAGTTTGTCGATAATATTGAGAAGCAACTAGACAGAAAGGCAATCAAAAACTATGTACCTAAACATCCTGCAGACACGCAGGCAACTTGGTCAGACACAACCAAGATACAAGCATTAGGATACAAGTCTGAGACGCCTATCGAAGAAGGGGTTGCTAAATTTATAGAATGGTATAAGAGGTACTATAATGTCAACTGAAGAATTGAATAGAGAAGTTGCAAAGTTTCACAACATAACTGAAGAGGAGTTGTATCAACGAACAGTCATTGGTGGAGAAGCATTATTCCATCAATACTATATGCGTAACGGTGGTTTCTAATGATCACTGGACTCACTGCATCTACATTTGACTTGCTACACGCAGGTCATATTGCAATGTTAAGAGAGGCAAAGTCACAGTGTGACTATCTTATCTGTGCACTACAGATAGATCCATCAATTGATAGACCAGAGAAAAATTCACCAGTGCAATCTATTGTAGAAAGATATGCACAACTATCTGCAGTAAGATACGTGGATGAAATACTGGTATATCAGTCTGAAGAAGACTTGTTGGATATCATACAGATGTATCCAATAAAACTTAGAATCCTTGGTGCAGAATATCGTGACAAGGATTTTACTGGCAAGGATGAGTGTCGTAGATTAGGCATTCAACTTTATTTCAATAACAGAGAACATAGGTTCTCATCATCTGATCTAAGAAGAAGAGTAAAACTAAAGGAGGATACCGATGAAGCAAGAAAGGTATTACGAGAGTATCATGAAGATGAATCGAGAAGCGAATCAGAAGGAAGATCTGAAAGATCAAGTTCAACAACTCGCAGAAAGAGTAAAAAAACTTGAAGAAGAAATAACTTGGAGATCCAAAGAATAGACTTTACATCCGTTTGATTATGTGTTATAATGTGTTTGTTAGGAGTAATTAATGTCAATAATGGATAAACTCAAAAAGAATAGTAAGTTGGATCACACATCTATTCTTTCTGAGTCTAAATTTTTTAACGAAAAAGATATGGTTCCAACTCACGTTCCGATGATGAACGTTGCCTTATCTGGTTCAGTAGATGGTGGTCTTGCGCCTGGTCTTACAATACTTGCTGGCCCATCTAAACATTTCAAGACATCATTTGCCTTGATCATGGCAAGTGCATATCTCAAAAAATATCCAGAGTCTGTTGTACTATTCTACGACTCTGAATTTGGATCACCACAATCGTACTTCGAGCAGTATGATATCGATCCTGCACGTGTACTTCATACACCAATCACAAATGTCGAGGAACTAAAGTTTGATCTAGTAAATCAACTTGAAGGTCTTGAACGTGATGATCGTGTGTGTATTGTAATTGACTCTATTGGTAACTTAGCATCCAAAAAAGAATTAGAAGATGCAATCAATGAAAAGTCAGTTGCAGATATGTCTCGTGCAAAATCTCTAAAAGGTTTGTTTCGCATGTGTACACCATACCTTGCGATGAAAAACATTCCTATGATTGCAGTAAACCATACATACAAAGAAATCGGATTGTTTCCAAGAGATATTGTTGGTGGTGGTACAGGTCTGTACTATTCTGCAGATAACATCTGGATCATTGGTCGCCAACAGGAAAAGAAAGGCACCGAGATCGAAGGATATCATTTCGTAATTAATGTGGAGAAATCTAGATATGTCAAAGAAAAGTCTAAAATCCCTATTACTGTTACTTGGGATGGCGGTTTGCTTTCTCATAGTGGACTCCTCGATGTCGCTATCGCAGGTGGTTATATCAAGTCTCCTAGTTCTGGCTGGTATAGCATTGTTGATAGAAGTAGTGGAGACCTCTTACCATCAAAATGTAGAGCAAAAGATACCCTACATCCCGAATTCTGGGTGCAAATATTACAAGAGACTGACTTCAAGGAGTTTATCAAACAGAAGTTCTCGATTGGTGGGTCTCTTAATAACGAATTTGGTGGCGAAAGTGAAGCATGAGGAAAACGACACGTATCAACTAATACCCAATGAAGTTAATGAGGAGTTCTGGTCAGTAAGAATCCTCAAGGGTATGTTTAATGAAACTGTAATCCGTTATGGTAACATTGCATTCAACGAGGTTGCAGAAGGTGTTATGTCATTTAACTTCACTGTTGAGTCTTCACCAGACTCTACTATCACCGAAGAGAATGAAGTACTCCAAGAAGTTGCAGGTGACATATTGCAAAGAATTATTGCAAACGCACTAGACAACAATGAGGGTATTGTAGGTAAACATCCAGAAGCAAGTGACGATGATTGGGAAGAGGTAAGTGCTGAAACATGAATATTAACTTAGAACAAGTAATTCTAAGAAACATTCTAACTGATGATGAGTATACAAGGAAAGTTTTACCATTTATCAAACCAGAGTATTTCGAAG